TCAACGCAGGATCTAAAGTCACAATTCCATCATCACCTTCCACCAAAATTGGAGCATTGGGTGCGACATCCCGCAGAACAAAAGTTGCAAGCATCATATTTGTCCACCCATTACCAAAGGATGTGGTCATCTCCCCTGACATACGCCGCGCTTTAATGCGCGCGGTGATGTCCGTATAACGCATGACATTAACACCCGTACAAATATTTTCGAATATGCGCAGACGTTCTAATGCACGAGAGTTCAGACGGCACAACCAGCGAAGACATGTGAACTCGCAACAGTTCATAATCTTATCGCGCATTGCGCCCTCGAAACTCGTATAGTCCGTCTCAGCATATACGCAACCCGCCCTCTGCATATGATCACGAACAAATGCAGAGCGATCATGACACTTGACGTGCTTGATAAACTCAGGCATGTCATAGACCATATTCTCACACTTCTTGATCAGCGGGCCAATCCAACACTTGATAAAGTCAGAACGCGACATGATGCCGCGGCCTGGCTTATACAAGAGATATCCCTCAGGCTTCACGAAGCACTTATTGAAGGCAGCCTTCATCAATTGACGCTCTGTCGGATTGTCAGGCATCTCTAAGCGTAATTGAATCAACTGTTTCTTCCTCGGACCTGAATAATGAGTGTTGTCAAGCCACTCCATAAAGGCTCCAAAACTGCATACGTCGGCATCTGGGGCGAGAGCCTCCTTGCTCAAGCGGCGCCGACATTGGAGACGATTATGGTACCTGAAAGCACCCAAATCCAGCGGCTGTATGTCCGGGGTTTTCTTCCCGACTCGCCGAATAACGGCTTGCTTCTGTGCCTCGACACCCGTTCGGGTAGGTGCCGGCAACTGCATCCTTCCAATACACTGGTAACGCAACCGATGCGGGTTGCGTTGGAGCACACCGCTCGTGACAGATGAAGTCAGTTGGAAACATCTCTGTCTCGGCGGGTCCCTTAACGTATGAAGGTGGATAAGGATGCAGAAAGGTCCGTGGACCTAATAGAAGCAAGCCGTCCCGTCGTTTACCGACGACGGGACACTGAACAACAC